GTCATATCCTGTCAAATTTTTATCAGAACCAAATAGATGAAGATTATAATGGTCAGCATCTAAAGCGTGCATCCAAGCAAACTCCGTTCTCATATTTGGATGATTCGCTGGAACTTTACCTACAAATCCCATTTCGGTAAGGAAAGCTATCTTAGATGGTATCATACAATTCGTTTTGCTTTTCTTGTCTTGCTATTTGCTTATGATGATACAAACAATATTCTTCATCTTGCGGTAATACGGATAATGTATTATATCCAATTATTCTTTCATGTACCTTACCTTGCCATTCAATTTCCGATGTTCTTCTGTAAAGACGTGTTTGATAATCAGGAAAGTTTATCCATCCCAATTCATTAACTTTCCATCCCCACTTTTTAATGTGTTCATCAGTTAATCCTTCAACAGTATTAATGCGAGGTATAAAGAAAAGGTCTACTTCTTTATTAGATTCTAAAAAGAACTCCAAATTTTCAACCAAATATTCCGATGGCATTTCATCTGCATCAATTTGAAAAATAAACATACCATTGGCATGATTTTTTAAATTGTTTTTGTAAGATGCAAAATCTTTGTTTAAAGGGAATGAGATAACTCTAATGTTTTCATGCATTTGAGTTAAGATAGTAAGGTAATCCTTAACTTGAGTAGTTGCGGAATCCGTATCGTATTGTATTAATATCTCATCTTCTGATTTTAGTCTTGGATGTAAGAAATTAATAAGTTGAGTAATTTCGGTAAGCTCGTTGCAAACCGTAATAGCGTATGTAACATTTATCATAATACAAATATAACACTTTTTTTCTACATTACCAAATCTATCTCTGATAATATATTTGTATATATAAATATACAATAAAAATAAAAACCGCTAAAAATTGATGAAATTTATATTTGCTGAAATTGTTAGTGAGCCTGAGAATTGTAATTGATTAGTTCCTCCATATGGATTGTATAATACTCTTGGAATACTACCATGTAATGCTCTTGTGTTGTTATAAGATGATGAATTAGAACCCGTATAAGCTGCTATTTGAGCTCTAGCCAAAATAGATGATTTAACTTGTGCTGCACTAGCAGTTAGATTGTTTTGTAAGAATAAAGCAGCCACACCACATACTTGAGGAGCTGCCATTGATGTACCACTAATATTAACTTGCCTATATGATGCATTTAAATAATAAGATTGCCCACTAAAAGCATTAGTAGTTGAACATGCACTCATTATGTCTGTTCCAGGTGCGTAAATATTAACACCAGGCCCAGTTTCAGAATAAGTTGCTTTTTGGTCTAAATCAGCATCAAATGTATCACTATCTAAACTACCAACCATAAATGCTCTTGTAGAATATGGAGAACTACCTCTATGATAATAAATACTACCACTAGAACTACTATTTGTTACAATATAATTATCATAATCAGAACCACCAGATATATCTACTTTATGTGAACGATTTCCAGCTGCTATACAAACAACAACACCAGCATCTATTAATTCTTCCACATCAGTATCCACCGAAGGAACTCTTACATTTGTTGCGTATGTTGCCGATGGAGCTCCACTTGAGTTTGGTAATCCTAAATTTGTATATCTAAATAATTCATCTGATGCCGATGCACTATTATATGTAGTACCTTGGTGATACATCCAACTTATAGAACTGTAATAATGTCCGTATCCCCAACTCATATTAACCACAGTTGGTCTTTTACATCCAGTACTAGGATTTATTGCTTTATCTCTATGAAATATTTTTATAGCATCAAAACAATATGTTACAGATATACCAGTCCCACTATCTCCACTACCTTCAAGTCCATTAACTTTTACAGAATATATTCTTGCATCCTTTGCATATCCATATGTTTTTCCAGCAGCAATACCAGCTACGTGTGTACCATGTCCATCGTAATCTCTATAATGATTTGCGTTTTGAGTGAATAAGCCGCTTAGTGTTCCCCAATCTACTTGCTGAACTCTACTATTTCCTAATGCGTCTTGAAATTCGGGATGGTCTACTTGTATTCCACTATCTTGTATTATAACATCAACACCAGCTCCAGTTAATGTATAATCATAATTTGCATTAATTATTGGAGTAGGCCCACTACCAAATACGTTTGTTGGAAAATTAGAACGTATCAATCCCCAATTTACAAAAACACCACTATCAGATGATGTTTTAGTAAAGTCAGATTTTTGAGTTGCTCTAAACCCCATTACGATATCATCTCTATGTTCTGGTGGTATCTCTACGCAAAAAACTCTATCATCCTGTCTAAGAATTTCAGCTTCTTCATCTGTCAGCAAATACCAGCATTGACGAAGAGATGCCGGTCTTTCGTTTGTAAATTCTACTGCTCTATTTGGAATGTAAAGTTTACCACCATCGGTATCACTTTCTATATCATTCCAAAACTCATCGTAGTCTACATCTTTTTTTAATGCAACGTTATATTCTCTCATATTCTATTAATGTAATGCTACCCAAGCTCCACCAGCATATCCCCAGAATTTGTTGCTTGTAGTATTATAAATTAAATCTCCGTTTGTAGCCGTTAAACTACTTGTTTGTGCATCACTAAAAGATGCTAATCTTAAAGATGATGTTGTTACATGCACCGTATTAACTGCGGTTAATCTTAAAGTTGATGGTGATGCTATTTCAGGTATACCTGCGTTATTTGTGTATAATGCTGATGCAGTTATTGAACCAGTCACAATAAGTGAACCCGTCAATATTAAACTACCACTAACATCAGCTTGTCCAACAAATGGAAATCCAGTTCCAGTTCCACCACCAGCACTTGAGGTTAATGTATTTTTATGAACCATCTCATTAACACCATCAGCATTACCAACCCAAACATAATCGGTGGTTAATGATGCTGTAAATAATCCAGTCATTCTCAATGAACCGGTTATATTAACGTTACCATTAATAGCTTGTGTACTAAGAAATCTATTTGAACCAGTTGTTACTGCAAATGTATCGAATGCTACAATTTGTGCGGATGATGATACAGTACCAGGTACTGCCGTTCCACCAAATCCACTTACAGTTATTGAAGCAGAATATGTTCCAGCCGATGTAAGTGTGAATCCACTTCCAAATGTTACTGCTCTTACATCACTTACAGTAGTATTTCCTGCATCATTTAAACTCAAAGTAACTCCAAGACCACTTGTACCACCACTACCATCTTGTCCGCTTGTACCAGAAGAACCATACGAACCATTTAGACCAGATGTACCAGGAGAACCATTTGAACCCGATGTTCCAGATGTTCCAATCGATGAAGTACCGCTTGTTCCACCAGTACCATCTTTACCAGTTGAACCTGATGTACCCATAGTACCATCTTTACCAGAAGAACCTGAAGTTCCTGATGTACCACTACTTCCAGTCCCACCACCAGCACTACCTAATGAAGAAAGTGTAATTGAACCTGCTCCGTTATTTTGAACATTAATAGAAGATGCTAATGTTACACTACTAACACTTGTAATTGTAGTAGAACCAGTAACGAAAGTTAAACTACCACCTGCTGCGTTTATATCAACAGTAACTATACCACTACCATTATTAGTAACACCAGCGCCATTAAATATAACTTTAGAAACTCCAGTTATTGGAGTACCACCAGCACCCTGTTGTGTAATTAAATTAGCCCCAGTTCCAGACGTACCACCACTACCTGCCGTTCCACTTATGCCCGATGTACCAGAAGTTCCGGTTATTCCCGATGAACCACTTATTCCACTTGTGCCAGATGTACCATTAACGCCCGATGTACCTCCCGTACCAGCTGTGCCACGAGTTCCCGATGTACCATTTGTGCCCGGCGTACCTTGAGCACCACTTGTACCACCAGAACCGCTTGTACCACTACTTCCATTAACCCCAGATGTTCCAGATGAACCAAAGAATGTACCATCCTTTCCAGAAGTTCCTGAAGTACCCCCCGTACCAGCAGAACCATCGGTGCCGCTTGTACCACTTGAACCATCTTTACCAGCAGTACCATTTGAACCATCTTTACCAGCAGTACCATTTGTACCATCTTTACCAGACGAACCAGATGACCCACTAGTACCATTTGTACCAGCTTGTCCTGCTGCCCCTAATGTATTTATTGTCCAAGTTGCAAATGGTCCAGTAGAACCAACTACTACTGCGGATGTTATATTTACAACCAAAATAGTTGTGGAATATGAAGTAACTGTACCCTCCATATAGTTATTGCCATCATAAGCTATTCTAATTCCCTGTCCAGATTGCCATTGTAATCCAGAAGCTATTGCAAATGTTTTAGCTCCAGTTGTTAGTGATTCCGATGTAATTGAATTTGTTGCAAATCTATCACCACTAGCCCCAGATGTACCGCTTGTACCTGCACTTCCCGATGAACCAGTTGCTCCAGATGAACCTGTTGCTCCAGATGAACCTGAAGTTCCCGATGTACCTGCTGTGCCAGCAGTACCCGTTGAACCAGTTAATCCTGATGTTCCAGAAGTTCCGGCTTGAATTTCACCTTCTAAATAGGTTAGGTTGCCATCCATCTCAGCTGCTGTGAGTGGAGAATTTTTGACTGTTCTTAAAATTAATGCCATTTTATATTATACTTGTATATTTCGTTGGTTATACAAGTAAATATAAATAAAAGGTAAAAAGAAGAATTACGGATTAGTTAAGTATTGTAAAATAATACTTTTCTTTAATGTAACTTTTTCAATGTTTTTTATACCATTGATTGAGTAAGTTCTATATATCGGAGGATTCTTTCTATAAATTGGGCTGGGTTTTACAAATTGATTGAATATCTTCTCTCCCTTTCTAGTATCAAATATTAATAATTCTTCTAACAAATCTGCATTATTAACATCTTGTTCGTTTTTTCCAGCCGCAAATAGTTTTTTCAACCATTTAAAAAATATATCAGGTTTTATCAAACTTATTTTCAAACAACATAATAATTTATCAGGCGTTATTCCTATTACAAAAACCAAAGTGCTTTCTACGCCAGCTAAAGTTTTGGTTGTTCCATCAATATATTTGTAAGTGTTTATCCTATAAATATTTCTAGGGCGAAGTAGAGATTTTCCAATCTTTTCTTCGCCTTCGATAAGAGGTTTATATTGTAATGTAAATGGCATTTTATACTTTATTCAATTTTGGTATTTGCATTTTAGATGTATTGAATGGAATAAATTGAGGAGCTTTCCTTACATAAGTATCCATTAGTTGCGTAAATTTATCATGCATATTATCTAAAGTAAAGTTTTTTAAACTATTTTCTCTCAAACCTTTTGATTTATCTAAATAAGAATCATATTTGTTATATACATCATAAATTTTATTTGCTGCATTTGAATAGTTTACACTAAACCATTGTGCTTCTTTCATACAAAATTGGTCAGCTGCTGATTCATGTACTGCTGTCAAACTACCTTCTAATAAAACAGAATGTTCTGCTGGTAAGAAATCTAATTGTCCACTCCAACCGCTAGCTATAATTGGTTTACCTGTCAAAGTAAACTCAGCCATAGGTCTACCATATCCTTCACCTTTAGCAAATGAAATCATTGCTTTAACTTTAGGATGGTGGTATAAATTACTCATATCAGTTTCTTCCATATCACCATGTATCAAATATACAGATGGGCATTTATCACCAAGCGGTTTTAATACACCTTCTAATTTTTCTCTAGTAGCTTCTCTATCTATTACACTAAATCCAGCGTGCGATGTTTTAACGATAAGACCTGGTCTTTTATCTTTTGGAAGGTATTGGAATACCGTAGCAAATGTTTTAATTGCCATACCAATATCTTTTCTATCTTGTCCTAACTCACCCTTTAACCAATGTCCTACAATTAAGAAGTTAAAATCTTCTTTTACATTTGCCAATACATCATTACCACTTCCTTTAGAAAATATTTCAGTATCAACTCCTTCAAAAAGAACTTCAATTGGTTTTGTTATTTTAATCTCACCAACAATTTCTCCAGTTGCTTGGTCTTTTTGCTGATAGATAGTACCTCCTAAATTTTGTTTTGTAAACTGAGATGGTACTATTATCAAATCCATTTTATTACATCCATCAATAAAGTCCTTTGGACATATTGTAGTTTCAACACCAGCAGTTACACCAATACTATAATTTCCTTTTGGTTCAAACTCATTTGCTACTGATACTTGTACAAATACATCTGGCTTTTGTCCAATTTCACCTATCACTCTCTCTAACATCCATCTACCAAATTCACTTTCTCCATCAACTTGATTTTGTGGAGTATTGCCCCATCTTAGAGGTATAATTTTAATATCATACTTATCCATCTTGCGTAAAGATTTCATTAAATCTCTACAATGGTCACCGTAACCACTACGAGTGAATATAGGTCCTTGAAATACTAATGTTGGTTTCATTCTTTATAACTTATTTAATTTTAAATACCTCAAATCTTTGGCGAGGTTTCCAATTTTCAAATGTTGATTCAATACCATCAACTAAAGTTTGGCACATATTTGTATGAGATAATCCCATATCTCCAATAAATGCTTCTCTACCTTTTAGTCCATTTGATTTACGAGTTTCTTTTGGTGTGTTATACACTTCTAATATTTTTTCAGCTACTTCATCAACATCAACTCTATCATCCCAAATATAAGGTGTTGGTACTGAGCCTGCCAATGCTTGTGCTCTACTCCATACTGGTGTAGCCCACTCTCCACTTTTTACAGTCTTTTCCCACTTTCTCCATTCATGTAATGAACCTATCTTAACATAATCTTCATGTGTTAATAACTTACCATCAACTTCAAATCCACATTGGTCTTGCAATCCACCAGTTACGTTTACAATGATTGGAGTTCCAGCCATTACCGATTCTGCAGTTGCTAATCCAAATCCTTCGTTGTTAGCTATGTTGATTGTTGCATCTGCTATATTATAAAGAAGATTTAATTCTTGTTGTGTTCTTCTTTTTTCTGAAAATATGATATTACAATTTGGTGCTACTGCATCAATTACTGCAGGTAAATCCGTTCCATTTTCATCAACAGGTTGTGTGTGCATTACTAATACACATTTATCTGCTTTTTCCTTACCAATTGTATCACAAAATCTTTGGAAAGCTACAATAACATCGGCGGGTTGTTTTCTACGGATATTACGATTACTCCAATAAAGAACAAAATCATAATCCTTACCACCTAAAATTTCCTTACGAAATTCCGAAGGTACATCAGCTGGTTTATATAAATTAAAATCAATACCATGAGGTACATAACTAACTTGCCAATCAGCTTTTGGTTTCCAAGTTGGTTTAGTATCCAATGCTGATAATCTTTTGATTATACCATATGTTTGACGAGAGATACAACCAATCCAATCACAACTTTCATAGAAGTTACGATTATATAATGGGTCTGGTAAATCATCCCAAATTGCGTAGAATAAAAGAGGAACGTTTTGTCTAATTTCATGCTCAATATCATACAACCAAGTCCAATAACGAGGGTCAGTAAAGTGTAAGATAGCATCAGGCTTTTCAGTATTGATTAATTGTCTAATCAAATCCGCATTACCATAACCATTCCAAGGAAGAATTTTAACATTAGCATCATCGATACCATATGTGTTTTTTATATCTTCGCTCACATCTAAAATCTTACCTGCTTCTGGGTGATTAATTGCGGCTCCTACTTGAAACCAATCATATTTGTGTGCAGTACCTAGCACCAATTCTTTTGACATTGTGGCGATACCACTTGCCATTCTCAAATCATCTGAAAGTAACAGAATCTTCTTTTTTGCCATAACTTATTTTTGTTTCTTAAAATTGTGAACCTGAAATTTGAAGTTGTAAATATTCATTCATTTCTTTTCTAAACTCATCATCCTTAACATATCTTTCCACTGTTCTATTTACCAGCTTTTGAAGTGTTACGTCAGAATCGAAAGAAACCTTTTTGAATGATGAATATACATCTTTCAGTATTTTCACAGTTGTTAGTTTTGTGTTGTCTTGATTCATTATAAATATATTTGTATATATAAATATAAAGTTTTCAAAAAAACATAAATTTTTATTTTGTAGCCTTTTTATCACATATTCCCCTATTGCCAAATTCACAAAACTTACAATTCTTTTTTGCTGCGCCTGGCACTTTTGGAAATTCTATATTTTTAAACGCACCACCATCTTCAAATACAGTATTGATAAATTCCATAAATTCATCATATACTTTTTTAACAGATGGAGAACCATGTGCTGGAATATGCTTAGATACATGTGGTACTGGAAATGCCGAATCTTCGGGTAATTTCCTACGAAGTATCTGATACTCCACTTTAATCTTTTGTAATGGAATATTAAATAACTCCGAATAATACTTTTTGTATAATAGGATTTGAGAGTTCTTCATCTTATCAGCTTTTTGATACTGATTCCATCCCATAGTAGATGTCTTAAGGTCAATGATAATAATTTCATTAGATGCCAAATCTCTCATCACAATATCGATAAATCCAATAAAGTGTACACCTTCTTTAATAGTTGCGTTTAATGGAATTTCAATACCTACCAATTCAAATCCACTCTTTGAATAGAATTTATGCATATGCTTATCTAACCATTGTAGAATACGTCTGCCATCACCATAAAATTCTTCTAATTCGATTTGAGTACAAGGAGTTCCCTCACTCATCTTTTCAGCTTCAGATTTATAAGCTTCTCTCATTCTTTCCAATAAGAGTTTATCTTTGTTAATTTCATCTGCTTGCTTCTTAGAAACACCATACATAACCGATAGGTAATGTTGGATAGTTTCGTGCATTGCAGTTCCAAAAATTGTATGAACGTTAGATGAACTTTCACCTAACTTATCTATGTAATTTAATTTGTATTGATGTGGGCATGAACTCCACATACTATATTGAGAAAATGATACTTTAGCCATTATGTTATTTTATTCTATAAAGATACGAAAAATACCCGAGATTACCAAATTAAACTTTGAGTTTTAATTTAGTAATTTGTTTAGGGTCAGTACCATAGTTCTCAGCGATTTCCTTAATATGCATCTTACCGCTGGTGGTTTCGTAAAGTATTTTAAGATAATCCTCTGCTTCAGTTAAAGATACTTCATATTGTCTTGCTACCAATTCAATAATCCAATCTTCATACTTTTCAGATGAAGCGGGTTTCATATATTTTAAGAATGCTCTCGTCTTTGGAATCAATCCTATCAAACATAAATACATCGCTTTGGGAGGTGCCTCCTGTATGTAAGGTTGTATATCTGCAATTAGTTCTATCCACTCAGGTTTCATAGAAAGAAAACGGAGTATCATATAGTTACTCCATGTCTTTTTATCACTTTCATCAAGCGTGTCCCAATACTTTGGGTCTTTCTTATCCGTAATTGCGTTTAGATGGTCGAATAATGTTTTAGCCATATTATGCTTCTTCTTCTACTTTTAAACCCGGAGGTAATAATTCATTAAGTACTTCACCACAATCTCCACAAAGGAATAGTTCAACCGGCAGTACTTCATCTTTTGGTTTACCAGTTAATAACTTTGAAATTCTACGGAATCCAAAACCTTGTACGAAAATCTCACCACCACATTTCTTACATCCGATTGCTTCGGTTTTTTCTAATGAAACTGCTTTTTCTTCTTGTCCTCCGATTGGTTGCCCACCTGCTCCTAAAATGTTTGCCATTATATAATATTTAAAATTTGAATTAATGTAGCTGCTGCTATAATTTCTTTATCAATTGCTACTGCTGATTTACTTACACCATCTCCTAATAAAAGAATGATGTTTGCCGTATTCTCTCCACCATACTCATCTACCTTATCATATAACATTGTATATAAATCAGTAAAGTCCGTAACTTTGGAATCAATAAGAGCCTGTCTTACTTTCATATACTTATTTCTCTTATCATCTTTTGAAGATAGGATGTCAATAATTTTATTTCTATAATCATTCTCTAATAGATTTTGTACATCCACTTTCAACTTACCTTTGATTGAATTCAATTGGCAAGTATTAATAACCTTACGAATATCAGGATAAGCTGCATCAATAATTGGAACTAAATCCTTAACTTCAAATTCAATTTCTTCATTTTTTAAGATTTTACTAATTTGCATAGCAACGTCTTTTTTAGTTGGAGGTACAATTTGAAATGATTGACATCTACTTTGAATTGGGTCAATTACTTTCTCAACATAGTTACAAGTTAATATGAAACGGCAATGTGCTGAAAATGTTTCCATTAAGTTTCTTAATATAGCTTGTGCGTTGTGAGTCATATAATCAAACTCATCCAATATAATAATCTTAAATGGTTTGAATCCCATTGAAGATGCAAAGTTAGTTACTTTATTTCTTACGGTATCCACATTATTCTCCGAAGATGCGTTGATAATCATATAATCACATTCAATTGATTTTACGATTAACTTTGCTAATGTAGTTTTACCAGTGCCGGCTTTTCCGTACAAAAGTAAATGTGGAATTTCACCTGTTTCTAAATAACCTTCTACTTTTGATTTTAGATGTTCGTTACCTACATAATCAACAAGCTTTGATGGGCGATATTTCTCTACCCATAAATTATTATTTACCTTTTCTTCCGTTTGTTCTATAAACATATTGTATTTTTTATTTTCCAGTTGAACCAAATCCACCATCACCTCTTTGAGTATCCGATAACTCGTCCACTTCATCAAACTCAATTTGTGGATGCGGTATAATCATAATTTGTGCAATTCTATCACCTATTTGATATTTTTCAGATTCATTGCCTTTTAACCAATTAGTTTTTTTGAATGTGGCTTGAATTTCTCCTCTATACCCACTATCAATTACACCTACAGAATTTGTTAATGCCAAATCGTATTTTCTTATTGATGAACGAGGGAATACCAATCCCACAAACCCATCTCTAATTTCCATAGCCAATCCCGTACCATAGGTTACATCAGTAGTTGTTTCTGATATAATTGATGTTGCTACTAAATCCATACCAGCATCACCTTCTTTAGCGTATGTTGGAATTACCGCATTAGGATTAATCCTTTTTATTTTCACTTGCATTTTCGTTTTCTTTTTGAATTTCTTGTAATCTTTCTTGATAAGCTCTTTCATCTTCTTTCATTTGAGCTATCATAACTCTTTGCTTTTCTCTTAATTCCTTACCTTGCTCTGAAATTTCTCTAGCAAATAATTTAAATACTTTTCCATTTTGATGTGTAAAGTTAATATAAGAATCCTTTACATTGGTAATACTAAACATTACTTTTGGGTCTTCTTCTTTATTTAACTCATCATCCATCCAAGCAAATATTTGTGGTTCATCTTCATCAAATTGAAAACACCACTCACAATCATCGTATTTTTCTAAATTTATTGATGCTAGTCCTAATTCAGGTACTATTTCTTTTGTTGCGGTTTCTACCTTTTCAATTTTTGTTTTTTTATCCTTTGCCATAATTTTTGTTTTTTATATTATCTTCCTACTTCTGATAGGTATTTTTCTTTCATTTCTTCCCAACTAATTCCAATAGCATCTATGTAGAATAAGTGTTCTGGTTTAATTCTTCCTTCATCATGTAGTTTTGTATATCTACTTATTGCGTGTTTCTTCCACCATTTGTTGATGTATTCAGTACCTTGCTTAAACTTATCTTTGATGATTAGTTTATCTTCGGTGATTTCGTTACGAAGGAATTCATTTCCATTCTCATACATCATAGCGAAGTACACACCTCTTTTAAATCCGTGATGATATTCAGTTGCCTTAATACCACACTCTTTGAATATCTTACCTAATATCTTTTGTTTGATACCACTAACAGGTCCGTTTCTTTCGTAACCCATATTAGCGCCATTACGAGCTCTTTCTTCGGTAATGTTTTCAGAATACCACTCCGCATGGTTTTCTTTAATCCATTGATGCCACGGGTCATAGAATTTATCATCCGGCTTTAAACTAATCTTACCAGCTGATTCACCTAATGTTTTAAATAAAGGGATACCATTATATTGTGAATGAATACCATACAAAGATGTTGTACCCACTGCAATCAATACGTTCTTATACTTCTCTTTCCAATATGCTCTAACCTCCGGCGTAGTTGTCATCATAGCGATTAACTTACCACCTAAGAAATTGTATCCTAATGGCTGAGTACATACAATAGTAGAGGCAATAGTAGTATTGTTTAACTTACCATCAACAAACTTATTATCCTTAGTCCAACCAATAAAGTTATCTCTAACTCCCATAGCGGTTACATCGGATGCTAATGAAATCTGTCCTAATAGTTTTCCACTTACTCTATCCTTTACATTAATCTTCACATTACGGCCAGGGTTTGCTGTAAAATCCATTGTGTGAATCATACGTCTTACCGCTGCCCACTTAGTAGATTCTTTCGGGTCTTCCACAATCTCAACGTAAGGGTCTAACGATTCAATTTCTTTTATCGTTAGCTCCTTATTGTTGATATCAGTTGGTTTCCATTGAGAATCATAGTATGATGCTATTTGGGCTTTTGCTTGAATCATTGTAGGTTCTTGCAATTCTACCCACTTCTTATACAAAGTTTGTTCTTGTACAGACATTGTCATAAGGTAATCCATATTTTCTATTAACTTTGATTTTTCAGATTCAAAGTCAAAGACAGGTTTTTGTGGTTCAGTATCCCAAAAGCTCATAATAATTATTTAATTTCTACTAAGTAATAGTTTGAAGTGTAATCACCATCTACGAATGCTACATGCGATAATCCCTTAGATGAGATTTTTAATGAAGATGATTTAGAACCTTTGTTAGCCATTAAGATAGCTTTCAAATATTTTGCTGAGAAAGCGATTGGTTCGATATCTTCTTTAGCAGTTGCTTCTACTGCAATTGAAATTCGGTTTGAGTTGATTGAAGAATATCCTAAGATAATTTCAGCCTTACCACCTTTAACCATAAATGTGAATGTATCTGAATCAGATAATACACCTTTTGATTTAATGAACTTATTTACAAAGTCATCATCTAAACTTACTTCCGTATCAAATGGAGGTAATGCTTTTAAATCAGGTACTGCAGGAATCACCGATGGTGCTGCTAACATATATTGTACCTTTGTTTTCTTATCAGAGAATTTCAATGCTCCAGTAACTTCTTCTACTGCGATTGATTCATCTAATACACTCAATAATCCTTTCAATTGAGATGTAGTGTAAATACCAAACTCACCATTTGGAAATTCACCGCCTACTACTGTAACATCACCTAATAAGGTTTTGTCATCTGAAATCATTCTTACCGATAAATTTGTATCATCGGATTTTACCATAACGGATTCAATCTCACCACCTAAGTTGTAACGATTTACGAAACCATCGAATTTGCTTTTGTTCATAACGAATCTAATTTTAATTTATTTAAAGTTTATAATACACAAATATACGAAAAATACCTGAAACCACCAAATCTTTTAGAAAGAAAAGAATTGTTCAGCGGTTTTTTGTGAGGAAAGTACTGCACCCCACCCTAAAGCCCCATAAAAGTCCTCTAATTTCTTCAATAATTCCCTTTCGAAGATTTTATCATAATCGATATACATCCTCACCAAGTCCATTATTTCATCAGGGTCATCATGTCCTTTGAATCCAACCGCATCCAATCCATATGGGTTTTGTTTCAAATATACCCACTTAATTTTATCACCATCTCTCATTGGAGCGTGCTTAGCTGCACATTTAAAATGAACTAATAGTTGATTGTGAGCGATTGCTGCTTTTACATGCGCCGGAGTTCCACTATTGAATTGGAACATTGCTCTATTATCTTTTTTCTTTGGAATGTATTTTGATAATTCTTTTACTGCTGAGTTCTTAGCAATTGAAGTTACATCCATATTAACCAAGTCCTTTTTGAAATCATATATCCTATCAGTTAATACCATTTCAGTTTCACCTTGTAGAATTGAAATCAATATACCACTCATAAACTTACGGAATTGTGCTGGATACGATGAACGAACCACATCCAATCCTTTAACTTGCAACGTATCACAAGGAATACCATTCTCCGCAATAATCCATTGAGCGTATCGTTTCTTAGCAATCCAAATACCACTTCTACTTACAAATTCTTTTTTGATTTGGAATCTATGTTTTGTTTTATCTACATTGAATACTTTCTCAGCCAATACATCATAAAACTTATTTAAAAAGTCTTGAGTTTCACCAGCAATAGCATCCACCTTCAAGGCAATTTCTGCATCAGGCAAAGTTCTCCAATCTTTATAACGATGGTCTAAGATAGGTACTGCTGAAAAGAATACCGAATCCGTATCAATGTATATGTTAAAGTCTTGTCCGCTTGTTCCTAACTCTTTATTGTATTTAATGTTAGCCATATCAGCCGTAGATTTAATTACAGTCTGTCCGGTTGTTGTTACAGCCTCAGCGTTATCCACATCATAAAAACGGAAAGCCGGCAAACCTAACACACCATATAAAGAGTTCAATAAGATTTTTTGTACCAATTGTCTTTTCTTATAGAATGCGTACTTCTCTTTGTCACCACTCTCACCATACTTTTTTTCCAATGCTCTAAACTCAACCCTTTGTTTAAACCATAGGTCTAAGATATCAGGGATACAACCTACTTTATCAGTAGTGTAAAGAACTCCATTAGATGATATAGCGTATTTGCTTTCATCTAATAACTTTTTAAGGTTTTCTTTTGTAATACTTTTTTCACCTAAGAAAAATGTATCAATCTCACCCTTCATAAATTTTTGTGCATCCCAATTATCAATCTTACCAACTTTTGTTTCTGGTGAAATGTTAGTTGTCATAATGATTGAAGGATATAGTGAAGTTAAATCCAAATCATATATCCATTCGTACTTACCAACGATGGGTGCCTTCACATATGCACCAATGAATTTCTCTTGGTCATTATCTCTAAGTGCTTGCATCCTTTCTTGTCTATCCGCAGGTTTGTTAGGAGCTACAATGTTTCTTCTTTTAAGGTAACATAACAATGCACCCTCTAAGTACTTTGATGAATAAACAAAATCTTCATAAGGTACGTGTCCAGCGTGACAGATACCTCTAGCCGTATCAATGAATTGTAATTTAGCATCCATATCAACCACCAATTGAACATCGACTAAGTTATACTCAATAAACTTTTCAATATCATCTTTGAATAAATCATCTAAGTTACCAGAGTACTCAATCTTACCTCTACCCAATTCTTTCATCGCAATACTATCTAAACGATAGTTATCTAATTCCGAATAGGTGAAGTTTTTATATAAAGCTAGGTAATCTAAATAAGATACGCCGGCCATATAGAATCTCTTACGATATGGAGACCAAAAACATTCACCTATTGGGCTTAACCTATTAGCGTGCTTAACACCTAATAGTCTTTTAATACGATTATACAAATAAGGAGTATCGAAGTTATCAATGTTCCAACCCGTTACGATGGTTGGATTAATATATTCGTATAACTCTAAATACTTCATACACATATCCCTCTCATCTTTGAAAGGAATTACAGTTCTATTACCGGTCTTCTTTTCACTCATCTTACCAGCTTTGTCCATAATTAAAACCCAATAATGGTCAGTAGCAGAATCGTGCAAACCAATAGCGGTTAATTCATTTTCTGATTTTTCAACATCAGGCAAACCACTATCCATTTCACACTCAATATCATAAGTAAGTGTAACGTGCCCTTCTGATGGAATATCCGAATCAGTATATGTATCAACCAAAACTCTAGTGGTTTCAGCTACATCCGATTCAAATAAATTCGGGTCATCTTTTGTAAATTTAAAAATCTTATCTAACTTATCTCCGTACAAAGATGTGTATTGTCCTCTTTGTGCTTTTTCGTAAGCATACCTAACATACGGAAAGGTTCTATATCCTAACTTATCATCCCAAATGTGTACTAAATTTCTTTCTCTCTGATAATAAATATTTTGATACATCTATGCTTTTAATTTTATGTTTAATTGTTGTAACATCTTACCTTCATTTTCTGAAAGTTCTAATGCTCTTGCTATACTTTTAATCTCCCTATCCTTTCTATAATTATCGTCATCGAATATTTTATCCAGCATTTCAAACAGGTCTTTTTTAAATTTAAAAAACAATCCGTTTGGTTCTATTTCCTGATAACATAATGATTCTTGATATATCATTGGCGTACCATTCATCAAACAATCAGTTGCAGATACACTCCAACCATAATTCGTTTGCCTCATCTGAATACCAACTTTACATTGTTGTAATCTACCATAATACTCATGCTTTGGAAGTTTAGTAGCATCAATCCAATTATGTTCCGGCGTTCCTTTTAATTGAGGCACCCATACACTAAAATCTTGTCTACGTTCTCTATATTCTTCCATCAATTTAATAAAAGCAGGATAACCTTTGTAAGCTGCTGCTCTATGATTGAATACTATAATATTTTGTTTTTCTTCCGATGCTGATTCAATTACATTTTGTTTTGGTAATCCTAAATTCCATACCACCAAAATATCATCTAGCTTTTTAACAAACTCATCATTGAACCAAATCTTAGCTTCTTCTAATACTCTATTCTTTTGGTCTTGTGTATTAAGATAGCAAGTTTCCATTTGAGATATACCCAATAATTCAATTGGCATCCATCTCCATTTATTCTTTCTATCCTCCGCATTGCAGGATTTCATTTCCCACCAATGACAGTAACCAATTATTTTAGTATCAAATGAATTCTTATATCTTCCAACTTGAGGCCAATCAGGCAAATGTGAATAGATAACATCATACTCTAATGTTTCCAATAACCTATTAAAGTCAGGCGGATAGGTACGCATTTTAATCATATCGCCAGAGAAAGTTAGGATATGTTGCTTTACATTTAGTAAATTTAATTTCTTAACCGGCTCTGGTAATATAATATTCCAAAAGTATTCTCCGTACTGCTCTAAACCTTTTATATGATTGTATATAACATCAACAAATGAATCCTTTTCTATATTAGCGGAATTGGTGATATTAGGTATCACCAAAACACGCCTTGCTTCTTTACTTAATTGTCCTTCCCAAAAATCCATTATACTAATATTTGTTTATCTTTCAATTCTTTATATTTTCGAATCCTAGCTGTTCTTACTGAATTTTCATCGTGCATAAGTGAAAGATACTCACTCAATCTCAAAACACCCATTCTTTGGTTGTGATAAGAACTCATTGCTCTACAATTTTTATTAAAATCAAAAACATCTCCTAATTTTTCATTCTGAAAAGCAATATCTCTTTCCTCTTTAGTCATTCTAATTAATTCAAAATCAGAAATTATATGCCCACCCACTGCTCTACTTTCAAGAAAACTAGCATCAACATCAAGTCCTTTATTTAATTTCAAAGAATCTTGAATTACATCTCTATCAAAAATTCTTGGAACAGATGGTGATTTATCAACAATGCCTATATTTAGTTTTTTAAGAAATCCATCTTTAATAATTTTCCAAGCTTCTTTATAAGCCTCTGCAGTAGATTTACGCCAAGCTAATGCAAATTTTGTTAAGTTTCCATTTTCTGATGAAGCTGCCGCAAACCAATCATTCCATTCATTTATGAATGTATATGGGTCTGCTATAATTTTACCATCATCTTCCAAATAATCTTTTATTTTTAAAAAGTGTTGAACCAAAGGTCTAGTTGGTTGTAACATAGGGTCTGATTTTGATAATATACTATATAACCAATCCATATCATCTATGGTTTGTTGTTTAATATCTTCATCAACTTTATTACTATTTGTACTAAATAAATTAATCAATGCTTTATCTGAGTGTGGTACGAATTTTCTATCATTTAGATTCCATTGTAATATTTCATGTGAAATCATCATAGCCTCTAACTTTACTTTAGAGGTCATACTCATATTTTCAAATAAAGGATGGTATTGTTGATTCGATGGTTTAAATTCAACTACCTTTGGGGATGAAAATTTCTTTATCCAATATTGTACTGGGTGTGGTTCTGCATGAAATAATTGTGGTTCTGTTTTTGCACTTGAACTATTAATTTCTTTAAAAAATATTTCAGTTTCTTTTTGAGAAAAGAAAGGTAAAAATTGAAATGTAAATTTATTTTGATAAAATCTATTTTTTATATCATCGGCTGTTATATCAGCTCCAAGCTCTCTACACTTACTAACTATATCCGATAAATAAAGTCCATCAACTCTAATACCATTTACCATTTTTCCAAGTTCATCATCATATAATTCTGGCAATTTTGGATTGTAGTACCAAAGTTTTTTATTAGAATCCAAAGGAACTAAGTTCAATGGAAATCCAATCAATCCCCAATTTCTATGCTCAACATTAATGGGAACTACTACAAGTCTACCATCTATTATAATTAAATTAAAAGTTCCAGATTGTAACCATTCGGATGGCGTTTCTATAAAATTTACACCGGGCTGTGTAAAAATCTTTTTATACCCCCAATGTCTGCCAGCATGAACACTAGCTGTTTTTTCATTTTCTTTTGAAAATGTCTTTGGGTCTTGTCCGGATGATGGGTCTGATATTACTTCATCTGCTAGATATTTATCTACTAAAAATTTAGGAGATAATGCAACTTCCCAAGATTGCCAAGCAGGATTTAACTTAGCATCTCTCCAATTGAGTTGGTTTGCCGCAAGAATTGGGCCTAAATGAGTTTCAATTGAAAACGCTTTCTTTAAAGTTTCTCTTTCTCTAAGAAAATTTTCATACTTTTCTTTTGTTAGCCAAGATGGGGCTGTCATTTGAATAAGACGTGTAAGTCTTTCTTTTTTTTCTGAATTTGTCATAAAATTTAGTTTTTAAGTTTGGGTGTGAGAGTATTTAATAGGGACCTCACAAAACCTTTTATTTATACAAATATACGAAATATTCCTGATATTACCAAAAGTTTTCAGTTCCTTCAGGTACTTCATATGTTGTTAAGTGATGAACTACTTCCGTATTGTAACTAGCCGTATCTTTTGGATAAGGTCTAATCTCATGCTTCAATCGTTTCATCAAATCTTTCTTTTCTTTTTTATCTTGCGCAAGTATTTGAACATATCTATGCTTTGGTGGTTCTTCCCTTCTCCAAAACTCTTTATATCCTTGCTTACCGATTTCCATTTGTAAGTGTGCTAAATTACCACTACCCCACATTGAGAATACAGTTCTACTATGAATCCATTGATACGGGTCTTTGTGTAATGATATACCCCAATTTGGCATCAATGCAATATCCGTAGATAACCCCTGATAAATCCAATTGGTAGCCTGATATATTCCTCCTAAGTGAGCTTGTCCGTTATCGGCGTATGAAAGTAATACTTTAATATTTTTATCGTGCTCTTTTAACCATTTGAAAGATTGTCCTAATGCAAATGATTCAATATTAGAACCATAACCATCATCACAATACAAACGAGTTAATTCTAAAATGTTATCTTTGGTTAATCCTTCACAAATAGAAGTCGATGCTTTTGCTCCAACAGGAAAACCATAGATTAAACAACCTATAAGTTTATCACCATCAAAGGTATTAGCATCTTCTGATTTGTAATATATTCCAATTGCATATCTACAAGCTGTCCAAGCGTGAGTATAGTGTTTCTTAACAATAATATCTTTAGCGATACTCTTTGCTATTGGTGCTACATATACTTTGGATGTATCACAATAATTTTTACCTTCTACCTTCATTCTTTTTTGCTTGTTTTGCTTTTTCTAAAATAGATAAACTTCTCTCAGCCTTTGCTAATTTTTGTCTTTGTTTCAATTCTTTCACATACCCAGCAGGATATTTATTTTCTACTGATATAGGTCCATTTGGGAATTTATCCAAATCGTATTTCCAAATTGATTCACACCCATCATCATCTTTATAGATGTGTTCAAATTTACGTGGTTTATCCTTAGCGCTTGGTTCTACTTTTGCCATAACATTACAAATATACGAAATTAATCTGAAACTACCAAATCTATCGGGTCCATTTTATGGACTTCATCGATAATATCCAACTCCACCTTTGGATAGGGGAATACCTCATGTTTAAGCGATTTTAAGAGGGCTTTACGCTCCTTTTTATCTTTGGTTAGAATATACACATATCGATGCTTACGGGGTTCTCTTTTAATCCAGAATGGGCTTGTAACCATTGTCTGAATTATCTTCGGGTCATTCGTTCCGTACTTCACATAAGATGTCCGAGAATGATGCCATTCATCATCTTCACTCCATTTGAAACTCCAACTATCTGACCATCTGATTTTGTTACCCTGATATATCCAATTGGTAGCTTGATATACCGTTCCTAAATGCCCAGCGTTTGGGTCTGAATATGATATTAGTGCTTTAATACGAGGTACATTAGTTCTCAACCATTCGAAAGTTTGTCCAACGAACCAACTCTCAATGTTACTACCATATCCATCGAATACGAATAGTCTTGTCAATTCTAACACACCATCTCTAGGAAGTAATTCGGAGATTGATGCGCCGGCATTTCTACCAACCGGGTCACCATAACAGGCAACTCCAACTAATTGTTCGTTTACACCACTAAAAAAATTATGCTCATCATCGGATATATAAAATAATCCAATAGCATAGGATACCTTCGTCCATATCCCACTATAATGGTTATTGACAATGATATCCTTTGCTATGTTCTTATTAATCTCTCTAATAGAAAACTTAGAGATATCACAATATTGTTTACCTTCTACTTTCATAAGCTACCACTCCAAAAATGATTTAAATGAGTCCAAGTTTTACGTTGAATTATCTTCAATACATTTGATGGTGATACCTTATTGTTTTGGGCAATAACTTTAATATTACGATGACCCATTCTCCATAGGTCTCTGATGATTAAAACTTGTTCCTCTGTCAGTTTTGCTGACGGGTGTTGCTGCCCTCTTAAAATTGCCATAAATGTAACCTTTATTTTTTGTTCTACTTCAATCCTTCGTTGATAGCGTTTACATACGCCATCTTAGAAGACATTCCAGTAAATCTATTTATTTCTACTCCATCTTTTACTATCACTACAGTTGGTACTGAACGTACTCCGTATTCAGTTGCTGCCTCATATGCCGTATCTACATCATAATCAGTAAACTTAACATTTGTAAATTGTCCCTTAACTTCATTCATAATAGGAGCTAATGCTCTGCATGGTCCACACCACGCTGCTGAAAATTTCTTTACTTCTAACATCTTCTTTTCTTTTTTAATTGTTTATGCTTCACAACTTACACAGTCAGGATTCATAGCTTGTTGAGCTATATCTCCTCTCAATACTGATTCAGTTCTCATATAATATAATGTTTTAACTCCTTGCTTCCAAGCTTCCAAATGTACTTGATTAATCCACTTAGGGTCAGCTATTGCTGGAAATGCTAAATTCAATGAAACTGCCTGGTCTATATATTGTTGTCTAACACCTGCCTGTCTTACCAAATCCAATTGATTAATTTCTTTGAATGTTTTGAATACATCTTTAACTGATGTACACTTATGTTTTACTTCACCCTCTACTTCTTTACACTCCACAATCTTTCCATCTACATAACACCACTCATCTAAAAAATCTAGTCCCATTACAGAACCACCATCTGCTAAAATCTTATCCCAAGTTTCTTTTGTATCAAATCCAATTTTCTTTAACACCTTTTTTAATTCAGGGTTCTTTCTGATAAAAGTTCCTTTTGATGTTTGTTCGGTAAATACGTTAGCTGCCCAAGGTTCAATACCACTACTTACGTTACCACTCAACTTAGAGTTTGATACCGTAGGTGCTACTGCTCTTAAATGTGTATTTCTCATACCACTTTCTTTACACCATAGTGGTTCACCATATTCAGTTGCTAACCATCTACTTGCTCTTTCAGATTCAATCTTTAGTTGAGAGAAAATCTTACGAGTTTCAAATTGAGCTTGCAATCCTTCAAATGGTAATCCTTTTTGTTGTAAGTAAGTGTGCCATCCTAATACACCCAATCCTAATGCTCTACCTCTCTCTGCTGAACGTACTGAATTTTCAAATCCTTTTAAGTTTTTAGCTCTTTGGATAAATTCTTCCAATACACCATCTAAGAATATAGTAGCTGTATAAACTAAATCCGTATCTTTCCACTCATCGTACTTTGCTAAGTTTAGAGAACTTAAGCAACAAACAAATGAATGTTGTTCATCAGTATGTAATACGATTTCAGAACATATATTAGTCATATGAACTTTCAAACCATTCTTTTTATACATTTCAGGATTTGCTTTGTTTACATTTCCTTTATACATAATGTATGGTTCACCAGTTGCTTTTCTTTTTTGTAATAATTTACCCCACTTTCTACGAGCATCAGGCTCACCTTCTTCTAACTTCTTCATAAATCTATCACTAATTACAACACATTGATGTAAGTTAAGTGATTGACGATTTACATCTCCCTTTGGTTCTCTAATCTCTAAGAAATCTTCAAAATCTTTGTGTTCAATTTTAATGTTTACCGATGCTGCTCCTCTACGAACTGAACCCTGATTTGTAGCTAGAATAGTTGAATCATAGATTTTACAAAATGGAACTACACCATCTGATGTACCATTTCCAGTAATTTTAGTACCAGCCGGTCTAATCATATTAATACCAATACCAACACCACCGCCATGCTTTGCTAACAACATCAATTCTAAATTCTTAGAACCAATCTCATAGATACTATCACCCACATCAATACCAAAACAAGATATAGGTAAACCTCTGTCAGTACCAGTGTTTGCTAATACAGGCGTTGCTAAACACAACCAGCCCTTCCACATATAATCAAAAAACTTTGTTGCTAATTGTGGTTTTTCTAATCTCTTAGCAACTGCCGTAGCAACTCTCCAATATGCATCTTTAGGTTTTTCGCCTGATTGTAAATAAGTCTTTGATATAGTTTTTATATATATCTCATTGTTTCCCCAAGAAGGAAAATCAACATCAATCTCCCAACCATTTTCTTCTCCGTAATTTTTCATAAACTTTTTTTAAAATATATCATCCCAATTTTCACCTTCACCAGCCTTACTATAATCAGTAGGTCTCATAGCGAAGAAATCCGTATGGGTTACTCCACCTGTAAGATGGTAGAACCAATCTAATTCAGATGCTTTCTTTTCGTTAAACTCAAAGTAGTCATCTCCACCTTTAATTGGGTTGTATCCTAATTCTCCTAATTTCTCATTAACTCTTTTTGTAATGAATTCTTTTAAGTTATCTTTTTTAAGATTATCCAAATCACCCATTTCAAAAATTTTATCAATAAATTTATGTTCTAAATCTCTAATAATTAGTGCTGCCTCATAAATATCTTTTTTAGCTTCCTCCAATAATTCAGGAAACTCCTCACACATATGTCTGAATAATTGACAACCCATCTTTGAATGTAGTGATTCATCTCTTACACTCCACTTCATTTGTTGTCCAATTCCTTTTAATAAGTTTCTCATTTGAAAAGAATACAACACAGCGAATGATGAGTATAATGCCACACCTTCTGCAAATGCTGAAAATATAGCAAGTGAACGAGCAACTTCAACTCTAGCCTGATGATTTGTTTGTAAATCTTTAGGAGTCCAATCTGCAGTTGTGTTTGTTAATAACTCAAATCTTTCCTTCATTGTTTCATCATGTAGGAAACCTGCGAAATCATCTAATCCCAATGTTTCATTAAGATATGAATATGCAACTGAATGGATTGTTTCTTGCGAACCAAATGCCATCGCCATTTGTCTAATCTCATGCTTTGGAAACCATTTGGTAACCATACCTGTCCAATAATCTGATACTGCACATTCCGTTTGAGCAAACCCCAAAAGAATATTTCCAACTAAATGTTTTTCTTCTTTTGTTAAATTCTCATTCCAATCCTTCACATCTCCCTGCATTGGGATTTCAGTATGTAACCAAAATGCTTGCATTTGTTTCAACCAACCTTCATTGTAGTATTCTGGGAATTCAAATGGTTTGTAGGGAATCCTATCCGTAAATAATTTGCTCATAGTGTAATCTAATTTTGTAAGTTCTTTGAGGGGTGAATATAAATACAATATATACTCATAAACCTTTCAGAATTCACAACTATTTTTTAATATTTTTGTCTGTTCTTATTAATGTCTATTATAACATATAGTTAGGGGAGTGTTACCTCCCCTATCATATTATGCTTTTTGCTCTGCGGTAGATGCTTGTCTATACGCAGTAATCAATTTCTTCAAATCACCGATAGCTTTTCTAGCTCTTGATTTGTTTACTTTTTTAGTTCCGTTGTGCTCTGTTTCAAATTGTGTAAACAAAGTCTTCATTTGTTCG